ATGTTTACACTTGTCGTATGCAAGTGGAGCTAGAACTTCGTCTTTAAAAATAAATTCAAAATCTCCAATTAATTCTTTAGTTTTTTCTTTTGCATAAGTTAAATCATTTAATCTACTAAAAAATTTTGCTTCATCATCGTTATTTACTTTATAACAAAGCATATGAGTATATCCTTCTTCCTTCGCTTTACTAACTCTTTTGTTAGCATCTACACAAATATATTTTTTATCTTTATATAACATTATTGGCGGAGTTATGAACTCAGCATCTTTATTATCTAATACATGTTTATATTCAATTTCTTCAATATTAATTGCTTCAATTTGTTTTTTAAACATCATGTATTTAGGCCAAACAGTTTTTAAATTATTATTATTTATCATCACATTGCTTCTCCCCAGTTATCACCAATAGCTACATCTACCTTATTAGGAACAGATAGTTCTATTGATTTTTCCATTATTGTTTTTATTTCTTTTTCCTCGTCTTCACTTTCTACGTTAAAACACAATTCATCATGTATTTGTAACATAGGTGTATGTCCTAATTTATCACAATCTATCATAGTTTGTTTAACTTGATCTGCTGCTGATCCCTGGATTAATCTATTTAATGCTTTATAAGTCATTGCTCTTCTAGCTGAAGCTAAACTACCATATTCGGTAATATATTCTTTTTCAGTCATAGCTAAATGTAATCCATAAGCTTTTGGTTCGTACAAATTAAATCTACATCTTCTTCCTTTAATTGTTTTAATGGACCCAGACTTAGCAGCTTGTTCCTGAACTCTATTAGCTAATTGTTTAACAAAAGGAACTTTTTGATCATAAGCAACTAATAATTTCTTTGCTTCTTCTATTGTAATACCTAGTTGTTTAGCTAACTTAGCTTGTCCCATTCCATAAAATAATCCTAAATTAATTGTTTTAGCCTGTGTTCTAGGTATATTTGCCATTTGAGCAACTGTTTCATGGAAGTCAGCATCTTCTTCTTGATAAGCTTTTATTAATACATCTGCTCCTGTTAACCCACCTAAACTCTTATTTGTTGTTGCTGCATAATGAACTACAAGTCTTGGTTCTTGTTGTGAATAATCGAATGATCCCCACTTACAGCCTTCATTTGGTAAAAATAAACCTCTTATAAGCTTACCATATTCTTTATTCTTAGCTGGTACTTGCTGTAGGTTAGGGTTAGAATAGGAAAGTCTACCTGTAACAGTTCCACCTTGATCTGATCTTAATTGATTAATTTCAGCATGAATTCTACCCTTATGTGTATATCTTAATATTGAATCTATAAATGTTGAATGAAGTTTATTAATTTCTCTAGCTTCTTTAATTAACTTTGCTAATGGATGTTCGTTGTTCGTGAGCCAGTTAGTCGTGAATGATGGTGACTTACTCTTTTCTGTAAGATCATATTTAACACCAACATTATCAAATGCTTTAGCAACTGATCTGGCAGCCCATATATCTACATCTATGTTAGCTAAATCTTTAATCTTTTTTAATAAATTATTTTCTAATGTTTTAAATTCTTTTTTAAGAGACTCTGCTTTATCTAAATCTACTCTAATTCCTTCTTCTCTCATTCTAATTAAAACAGGAAGTAATTCCATTTCTAATTGCCATACACTTAATAAATTTTCTTTTATCAATGTAGGTTTAAAATAATTCCAAAGTTTTAAAGTTAATGCAGCATCTTGCTCTGCATAAAATCCAACAGCCATAGCTGGCATCTTCCATAATTCAGCTTTGGCATCTAATCCTCTTTGTTCAGCAGCTTCTTTTAGTTCAGCTTCTGATTTCATTTCTCCAAGATAATCTATTGATAAAGCATTTAATGAGTACTGTCTTCTATTTTCATCAACTAATGCAGCAGCAACCATTGTATCAATAATCCTTCCATTAACTTGCCATCCCATAGATCTAATCCAACCTAGATCGTATTGAGCATTGTGCATTATCTTATCAGCTTTAGTTTTTAATACTTCTTGTATCCAGGCAAATACTTTTGTTCTTGGTAAATTTCCACCAGCTTGATGGTTAACTGGATAATATCCCTTGAAAGAACCAGCAGCTACTGCAATACCAACTATCTCTCCATCTTTTCTAGCCCAACCAGTTCCAAGAGTTTTCATATTCTCATCTCTTGTTTCTAAGTCTATCGCTATCTCTGTCTCTTCAGATAAATCTGGAAACTCGTTTGGAGTAACCCACTCAGAATTTTGTGTAGTCATAGTTATTTGATAACTCATTTAATTTCCTTTTCATAATCTCTTTCTAATATCATTTCTAAATAATGTATAGCTTTTAATATATCTTCTTTTTTTCCTTTAAGTTTATGTCTACATATGTATTTAATTGCATTTCCTTCTGCAAATGGTAAATTATTTTCGTTAATAAAAACTGATGGCTGTATTTTCATAGTTTTATAATGTTTGCCACCTATTTGTTTATAAAAAGTTTTGTTTGTCATATTCTATAGTTTCCATATCCTAAGGCAGCTAAAGGCATATAGTGCCCATAGGGTTTGTTAAATTTAATTATGTTTAAGCCTTTCTTAGCTCTGGTTACTCCCACATACCATACTCTAAGCTCTGCGTCTCTATCTTTTTGCGCCTTATCTTTTAATGTACATATCTTTGGACAAGCTTCATAAATAACTACATGATCAGCTTCTCCTCCTTTCACTTGATGTATTTTATCTATAATAATCAATGGCTTAGACTCAGAAGTTACACCTTTTTCTAGTAATTTTTCAATATAATTTTTATCTGAAACTTTAATATCCATGGCCGTTGTCCATGGTCCCTTTTCCTGGAGCAGTCCACATCGTTCATTTAATAAAGTGTAATTAAAATATGTTTCTTTAATTGATTTCCATTTCTTTGATGTAGATGTTCTCCATCCATGTTCAATATTTTTTATATATTTATATATAAAAGTAACAGCTTCTCTGTCTATATACTGATCATTAATTAGTTTATTCCATATTTCAATACATTTCCAATGTGTAGAGTTAACTGATCCTAAATTAGCAGCATTTTTAAAATGTAGTCCTAATTCTTTAGCCACCTCTCTTACTTCATATAATTCATTTTTAGTTCTTGTAAGGACCATCCATGTATCTTTAGGATGTTTATTAAATTCTATATGCTTTAATTGAAAGTTATTAGTATTAACGTATCCTTCAATGCCAGTAGATACAAAATCTTTTTCTTTTCTTGTCTTAACATTTTTTATTATATTTTTAGCAAAGTTTAAAACTGTCGTAGGCAATCTTCTAGAATTCTTTAATACTAGCGGCCTTCCTGGAAAATTTAAAAACTCATTTACACTTGCCCCATTCCATTCATGTATTGCTTGATCATCATCCCCTGCAATATAAACTTTTTTAGCTTTAGCTGCCATTAGATAGACAAAATCCCATTGCAATGGAGTTAAGTCTTGTGCTTCATCTACAATAAAATAATCTGTTTCAAATGAATAATCTGCTAATAAGAAATCTTCAATCATATCTGTATAATCCATAAAGAAGCCTTCTTTAAATTTTATCCAGTTATTTACAATATCTACTAAGTTACTCCAGTTTCTTGTTTTACCGTTTGAAGTATCTTCATCATAAGCTTCTTTTAAAGTTATTTTACAATTACGTGCTTTCTCATATAATTGTATCGGATAATTTTTAATAACTATTTTTCCATCTTCGTCTTTACCAGTCTCTAATTTAACAGTTTCACCTCTTTCTAAATAACTAAATGCAGGTATATGTTTATTTTCATCTATTACTTCTATTCCAGCATCTCTTGTTCTGGCTAAACATAATGAATGAATTGTTTTAAATAATGTAAAAGAATCTTCTCTAAAGGTTCCTTTAAATTTTTTGAGAACCCTTTCCATTCCTTCTCTAGCTGCTTTTCTAGTATAAGAACAAAATGCAATATAATCTGGAACCATATGTTTTATATGAATGCCTTTTTCTACAATATTTAATAAAGTATGTGTTTTTCCTGTTCCAGGAGGACCAAATAGTTTTATAGTTTTTCTTCTTATAGAATCTAATATTTCTTGATTCTCTCTCATATTATCTGCTGCGTTTCTACGCTTTGTCTGCGGTAAATTCATTTGTTCTCAGTTCTTTTTTAAAGTTATCTATTTTATCTGTATTATCTCTTGGTACAATTCCAGTTATATCAATAGATGAATAGCATCTAGATTTATAGCTTTCATATCCTTTATGTAATTGAAGCATTCTTTTATGTGAGTCTTTTTTGTCTGGAAATTTATTTTTTTCTTCTTCGCATATCCTTGCTAATATTTCTCCAAGTGTAAGTTCATATGATTTATTATATTTTGTTTTTGCATATTGTTTAAAAGAAGTAGCATTCCAAAAGTATCTATGATTTTTATCTGATTTATAAACCATTCCGTAATCTAGTTGAGTAATATCATTAGCTCCTCTTTTCTCATCAATGAATGCGTTTAATATAGCAAAAAATTCAGCTAATCTTTCTTCACCTTCATCATAACTATCAATTACTTTCATAATGCTAAACCAACCGTCTTTCATTGTTTGAAACTCATCAGATGGTAAATGCGTCCACTGTACCTGTTCCTCCCAACATCTTTTTGCTATAGCATTTTGAGTCCATAACTGATCTGTGGTCATTGATATAATTATCTCCTCACCTTGTTCATTTACCATTGTAAGTAAATGTCTTCTTGGATTAGTCATAATCATTCTGTAATCAGTAACCATTACAACTTTTTCTACTAAACCAAACTTTCTAGTTCTGCAACCAACTTTATCGCAATGTCCTAGGTCTGCAATTTGTCTACAGTTGTTTCTTACTTGCCATATATCATCAGCATCTTTTTGATCAGCCACATCTCTTTTTTTCATTACCTGAGATACTTTTGTAGCAAATTCTTTATTTGTAAAACCATCTTTAGATAAAAAATAATTTTCAGCAAAATCATGCATAGCATCTCTAATCTTATCTTCATCACCATCAAATTTTTTACGCATTACACATCCGTATTGTAATAATGCTTTATCTCTCTCGCCTTCACCAACTTTGTTGTCCAGGTAATAATCTATACATGGAGCGTTATCTGATATTTCTTTAAAACCTACTTTAAGTAAATCTGCTGGGGTAATTCTCTTAATAGGCATCTTTAAAAACTCTTCTAAAGTTAAAAGATTATTCATATCGTAATCTTTTATTGCCCATCTTTTTTCTGGTCCTGTGTCTTTGGCATTAAAGTATGGTACATTAATTTGATTACCTGTACCGTCACTATTTAATTTTGTTTGTACTGGGAAAATATCTATTGTATTTTTAGGCCTACCTAATTTTAATGATAATTGAGTAAGTTTTGTTTTTAATTCTTTTGCTGGAACACTTCCATCTATAAATAGATAAGCATGCACACCACCAGACTTTGATTTAAATGGAACAAAAGGTAAGTTCCATGATTTTATTTTTGCTAATACTTCGTTTGCTTCTTCAACTGATTTAATTTTATCTACGTCAATACATCCATAACTGCATGTACTGTCTTCTCTTATAGGAACTATACCAATAGAATGTATTCCATTAATATGATCCGTAAATAATGAAAGCTCACTTCCATCTTTAGGGAACTCTTTCCAATCGTATTTTCCTTCGACCTTACCATCGGCCCTCTTCAAGCCCGAAGGCTTGAAGATGCCGTACTTTCGTTTGGATCCATCGAAGAGTTCTAGGAACCTACTGAAGTCCATAAATTAAAATGGTGTTTCTTCTGTAGCTGTTTCGCTCTCTTCTTCACCATGCTTAACATTTACTGCTCCTTTTTTACAACTATTGTAAAAATCTTGCGCAGCTTTAAGCAAAGTTGCATTTGGAATATCCTTATTCCACTCGATCTCCCAACCGTACCATGAACCTAAACTATTTTTTTCTAAAATAGTTTTAAGTGTATAGATTTGAGAAAATGCTGGAGGATTAAAAAATCCTTTTGCACCTTTTCTTCTTTGAGTCATCATCATAGAATTCCATTTTCTGGATTTCTTTCTTTGCGTAGCTTTCATTGTAAGCAATGCAGACTCTTTAGGTTGGTCGTTTTCATCAACTAATAAAACATAGTGAGAAGCAGTTTCCTCAATATAGTTTCCATTTTCTAAACGATCCTTTTTATCTGGACCTCTTTTAGTTTTAGTTAATATATCTGATGAGGAATCATAGATAGCAACAGGCGCTCCTGCACCTTCTTTGCCTCTATCTCTCCACTCTAGATACTCTAACTTATAAAAACATGGAACTACTCTAATACCTTTTGATCCATCATATAATTGATCAGATACAGTATTGTAGATCATTCCA